GAAGCAACTTGCTTCCGTACCAGACCGGAGTACGGGTCGGTGGCGTCGACGGTCTGCGTCAGTTGGACGTAGTGTCGATTGCCATTCTTCCCTTTCGTGTGGTTAATGATGCAGGTATAACCTGCGCCACCAGTATCCACACGCTCTGAGCCGTAGCCGTCCGCCCGAACAACCGCAAGGTTAAGTTCGGGAGTGGGCGAGGCAGCGGTTACAGTGACAGGGTCTGCTAGCATGGAACGTCTCCTAGTGCAATGAATGTGAAGGCAGGGGTATTCCTACCTCCTAAAATTGATCCTTTGCGAAAGCAAAGAACCAAGGATAGATTGTTGATATGGGGTTAATGACCCCACATCAGCTGTTGTTTTCACGTCCATGACAGTAGCCAGACTTTTCCGTAATTGGAAAGTGAAGTCGACCACACTGGTATGAGCAAACGGTTGATAAGTATCAACCGAAGTTCGGTCCCAGATAAAGTCGACATACGTCCGGTTATTGTATGTTCTCGATCTATGCTCAGAAATCGCCCTACCGGTTGAGATGCCGGTAAGGAAACCCCAGTTGATGATTGACCGGTCACGGTTAATTTCATCGATAATTTCGATGTAGTTACCCGCACCGGAAAACCAGTCAACTAGCCATGTCCACGGAACTAAGTTATAAAGATCCGTTGGACGTGGTATGAGCCCCAACTTGTCCATGAATTTATCATGAACAAATTTAGGCCTGTTGAGAGTTGGAAAGTCAAAGGTGGTATTAATTACCATCTTTAACTCTATCTCCCTCTCAACACGACCCACAACCAAAGCCTGAAAAGGCCAAGGGCCCTCATTCGTCATGAGGAGTGGATCATAGGTCGCGAATGGGGATCCCTCTCCAGAAGCACTAGGATATTTCCTAGAACTCCTGTAGGTTGTTGCTTTGCCAGAACGTCGAATCAAGAAGTCGATTTGACGAGATATCTTCTCTGGTTTCTGCAACACGTCGAGGATGCTCCTGTATATCTGCTTCCATCCAAAGTGGTATGAAACATACTCCTTTGGTATGTCCTTTATCGATGGAGCAATGGAGAAAATCCTTTGCTTCACCGACTGAGACACTGGAAGAGATTGATACAGAGACGAAAGGTTCTTAAGAGTTTCCCTTAATTGAGAAACGCTCCTAGGAAGATCTTTCAACTCTGCGATATCACGGAACAAGGAAGCCGACCTAAATTGTGGGTTAGTTCCCTTGTACATCGAGATTGCATACTTTGACATATGCGCCTCGACAGCAGCCTTTTCGGCTGCTCTGATACCGTCTAGAGCATCTTGAGACAGGATAGCACCGGATGATACTACATCACGGAAGTGCCCTTTGTTTTCAGACCTTACAGTGTAAGGTCCTGGACCATAATAGGTACTTCTCGTGAAGAAGTCGGAGAATATTCCTCGTTGAGGGGACCTAAAGTCGAACTTGAAGTTTTCAAATTCGCCCTGGGTACTCCCAATTTGGCGCGTTCTCCGAGTCGTATCAATCGAGATAGACGTCAACTTTGGCTGCGACATTCGTGCCGTAGTTGAGGTTGGCGTATAAGGTGGATCGCACAAGTATGGGCCCGCTTTGTTAAACGGGTCATAAGGATCAGGTCCATTCCCACAATTCTGTGAGAACTGGGAAGAGTAGTAGGTACGAGTACCTAATACGCTTACTGATTCCCTATAACGAGTACGATTTGCCTGGGTTATCTTTCCCCCACTTACCTTGAACTGGTAAAACGGATCGATTGCAAGAGCAAACGATCTGATAACCTCCCAAGGTAGTATCTGGTAAAGTAACCCCTCGATGCCAGTGGCTTCTTTACTACGCTTCTCGATGGCGTACTCATAAAATTTATGAGGATCCATGCCTTCGGGGAGACCTCGAGATTCTTCTCGAGGAAGCCTGAGCACTTTTGCCATGAGAACATAGCCCCTACTGGTGTGAAGGAC